GCAAGAACTAACGGGGCGAACGGCAACGCCGCCCCGATAAATGCTGCTACTGAGCCCGCTAATGCTTTAAGCCCTAATCCCGCTGCTGCGGCTTTGACGCCTACTGCACCGGTTGCCGCCGCTCCTGCCTTTGCAGGCCCAGCCACACCGGCTAAGGCTGTTTGGGCTGCAGTTGCTGCAGTCGCTGTTCCCTTTAATCCACCTGCTGCTTTTCCGCCTGCGGTGCTGAATAGGTTCAGCTGTTGTGTCATCGGGGCTGCGCTTTTTGCCCCTCTGTCAAATGCCTGGCTGAGTTTCCCCAGAGCCCCTTCCTTGCCTTTTAAATTTCTCAATCCACCCTTAATTGCATCACCAAAATTCTTAAGATTGCCAATGCTTTCCTTGATATTTTTAATAGTCAATTGAGTATTTACTTTTATCAACGAAGCGGTCATAAAGTCTAACGCTTTTGTGCTTGCAGCGATAGCGAGAACTAATTTACCTTTTAATATTGCTGCTAATTTGCCAGCATTAGTTGCCATTGCCAGTATGGCGGCTTGGATATTACCTGCAGTAAATGCAGCTCCAAATTTCTGAATCATTGCAATTGTGTTGGCAGCAAATGTTGCAACTATTTCAGTCTTAAGAGCCATCAATGCAACTTTGAGTGCTGCTGCCGCTGTTGCTAAACCAGTCAGTACGATTAACACTGATTTAACTGGTCCCGGTATTGCATTAAATGCTTGCATCAACAACGTCGCACCATCAACCAAAGGCTTGAATAACGTTGCAGCAACCTCGCCAACGGAAGTCAGTAATGTAGATAAAGCTGAATCAAAGAATTTCAGCGAACCTGAAAGCCCTTGCATTGCAGTTTGCTGAGTCTTCGCTGCTGTCCCTAGCTTGTTGTCCATCTTGTCGGCCAGGGCTTCAATGTCTGCCCCCGTGGCGTTGACAATTGCAGACAATGCCGGCAAGCCTTCTGCGCCTGCGAGCACCTTGGAAACAATGGCCCGTTCGCCTGCGCCCAATGACCGCAGTGATTCCTGCAGCGCAAAAACCAACTCTGTGCCTGTCTTGAGTTCACCGTTGGCATCCGTCATGTCGGCGCCAATCAGACCCAGCACTTTTTGCAGTCGCCCGCTGCCCCTCGATAGCGCTGTAAATTCCTCGCCAGCACCACCTGCTGCAATTTGCAGGTTGGTAAGAATCGTTCTAAGGCTTGTGCCAGCTGTGCTCGCTTTAATACCTGAATTAGCCAGGAGAGCCAGCTGAACGTTCGTTTCATCTAGTGATTGCCCAACGGTGTTGGCAACCGGGCCAACGTATTTGAGAGCGTCTCCAAGATCGCTAACGGTTTGGTTTGAGCTGTTAGCAGCAACTACCAAACTATCAACAACGTCTGTTGTCTTATCAGCTTCTATTTGAAACTGGCCCAGGGCGGAAACCACAATGTCGCCCATCTGGGCGTATCCCATGCCTGTTGCTTCTGCGCCCTGAACAACCCCCGCCAGCGAACTTTCGATTTCATCGAGACTGAATCCAGCGCGTGCCAGTGCTTGTGCAACCTGGCCCACCTCTTGATTCGTTGCAGCCGATGCAGTGCCCACCTTCATGACGGCCTGAGACAACCGTCCAAAATTGCTTGAGCTTTCACCTGCAATAGCAAGCGTGAGCCTCAAGACTTCATCCAGCTGTTTGTATTGAGTAATTGCTGTTGGGACGACTTGCGTTAGCAGCTTTAACGGTGCGATCAGCGCATTACCGATTGCAATGCCAATGCCCTGCGGGATGCCTTGCAAGATTTGCTGAAAGCCCTGAGTGACTGCACCGCTGAATGCCTTTGCTTGCTTGCCAGCCTTTGTCAGCTCTGCCCCCATGCCGCCAGCGGCACCCTTGGCACTATTGGCCGCCTGCCCAATGTTTCGGATATGCGGCGGTACTGCCTGCAGTGGTGATGCGCTCTTGCCTGCTGCGTTTAAGGCCTTTGTCAGCGCGGTTGTCGGTGCTTTGGCGTTAGCCCCTGCAGTCCCAACGTTTTGAATCGCCTTGGCTAGTGACCCAAGCGGCTGGCCTGATTTAGCAGTGCCGCTGATCGCTTTATTTAATCCCTGTGTGGCAGAAGTAGCACCTTTAAAACTTGTGCTTGCTGACCCTGCAGCTGTCGCGAGGCTGGTGAGCCCTGACTGAGCATTGCCGCCAACGTTATTTAAAGCAGACTTTACGGACTTGGCTTCTTTTTCTAGTGAGTCGAGTTTTGAAGCGGCTGCCTGCGCATCAGTCCCAACCTTATTAACTCCCTGTGCGCCACCTTTGGCTAACTGCTTAATTGCTTGATCAGTCTGTCCAGACTCTTTGCTAAGGCTGTCAAGCTTTTGCCCAGTTGTTGTTGCTATTTCGCCAACATTCTTTAAACCCTGAGCGCCTCCGGTGCCTACACTCTGAAGGGCACCATTGAGGACTTTTGCATTCGTACCTAAAACTTCAAACGAATTGCCTGCGTTTTGGGTTGTTGTGCCAATTGATTTAATCTTGCCAATAGCTTCATTGGCTGCATTGCCAGTCTCCTTAATAGACTGCGCCATGGCCGCAGTCGTTCCCTTAAGCCCCTTCGCCTCTGCGCCTGCAGCTTTAACCGTCTGCGCATAATTTTTAAATGTCGTTTCACTAGCCTTTGCTGCCGCTCGAACATCTTTGATGTTCGTTTCCATCTCTTGCAGATTGGCACTAAAACCATTGTCATCTTTAAATGACTGTGTGGTTTTATCCCAATCAAAGCCTAATTGCTTTGCAGCTTTTGCAACTTTTTCAAATGATTTATCTAAACCTACGAGAGGATCTTTAGGTTTTTGATTACCAAAATCATCAAAGAAACTTTTAATCGTCTGCCGTGCCGACGAGTCGTCAAGTGTAAGTTTTACATTGACATCTCCTAGTCCGCCGGCCACAGCTGCATTTGCGTGATTTCAGGTTAGCTTTCCGCTACGATTGGCCACTGCTTAAGTGGACAACGCGCCGGTTTCCAGCGTGCTTTAGTTGTCATTAAACATCCACAACCTTTACATTTTGCTTGACTACTTATCCACATTCTGCAACTCTTGCATATATTTAATCTAGCATCATATTCTTCATCACTTACTAGCTGAGGATGTGGCATAAAAAAAAGGGGCCGTTTGGCCCCGATAATTGTTGACTGATAAATCAGTTGTTATCAAGGTCCAGTTTGTAGGGACCGAATCCAGTGATCTCAATGCTGTAGGAGACAATACTGCCAGCCTCGACAGATTCACTGAAGTTAGTCAAGGTTCCATAGCCATAAACAGCCTCAGTTGTGCCAGTAGGTCCAACGCGGCCAACCTTGGCTTTCAGCGATCCATCAACAGCACCTTGCTCCAACAGACGCACAACCTTGTAGGCGGCATCAGTGAACTGAGACATACCTTCAATGGAAAGGCTCCATGATTTAGTCAGAGCCACGTTCTGGTCGAAGCCTCTGTTCTCAGAGTCATAGGTCTGAACAGTCTCTGAACCGGTGTCGGTTTCCAGAGATGCATTCGACAGGCCAGTGAGCTTAACTGTTGTTTCTGTAGTGATTACGTTGTTGTCGTAAACAATATCGACCGGGGAAGCACCTGGATCACCTGCCATGATCTGGCCAGCTGTGCCAGCATTGATCGGAGTGGTGTAAACCAGCGGGGAAGTAATGTCAATGAAAGAACCTGCAGTGGTGCCGATTCCGCCGTTGACAGCAGACAAATCAACACCGCAAGCGCTAACAGGAACAAGGTAAACCTCGTACCCGAACGCGGCGGCGTACTGTGAGCATGAGGACATTAGATAAAACTCCTAGGGGCGTGGGTAGGGGCATGCCCGCCCCTTCTTTCCGCAGTTTTCCTAGAAATGGATATTTCTCATTTCCTAAGGATCGCTCGCGTCGTTATCAAGAATGCTGGTAACTCTTATGATCGGATCGGTATGCGATCCTTCTCCAGTAATTACACTTGTCACCTCAAAAATTGGCTCGGTTGCGTCTAGTGTTTGTTCATCATCAATAGTTTCTATTTCTACATTCCATTCAGTGACTGGCACTGTTGAATCCTGAGGATTAAGAGTTGCAGATACAATGTCACCAGCAACATATCCAGTTCCGCCGTTGTTAATAGTTACTAGATTTACTTGTCCGTTTGATGTTGTTATGTCAAAAGTTAAGTTTTGGCCACTACCTCCAGTTGCTGAAATATTGGAATAGGAAGTGTTTTCGTAATCTGCACCAACAGTAAGATTCGTGAGTGTTTGAACCTCTCCGTATGTTGGGTTTGCTAGCCCTGGAAGCTCGTTCAGGGGTGTGACAATATCGCCCTGTGAGTAGCCGGAGCCGCTGGCATAAACGCTTACACCGGTAACGATGCCACCCGATAGCGTCAGAGAAACTGCACCGCCTGTCCCGGTGCCGTTAGTGATTGGAACGTTTTGGTAATAAGCAGCAGGCTGATTTTCATCTATTCCAAATCCCTGAGAATTTATCTGCATTCCGTCAATTAGTCCTGATACATCAGCGCCCTGCAAATCAGCGCTTAGATCATCAAAAATTGCATAGCTGTCCCCTTTATTGATTAGTTGAACAACGCTTACAACACCTGACGAAACCGTAAAGTCTGCCGTTGCTAATCCGTCTCCGTTGCCACCTGTTAAAGAAACATCTGGAAATGTGCCATCCTTAAGATTCGACCCCCCTGAATTGATGCCTAGCGTTTTAATCGGGCCGTGTGTGTTGGTTGTGTTTGTATTATCTAAATCAATTGCGATCGGGCCATGCCCTTCTAATTCAAGCGTCCAGCTGACAATGCCACCTGCAACAACGTTTTCAGAAAAATTGGTTACTGTTGCAAATCCATAGATTGCCTCTGTTGTAGAGGCAGGACCGACACGCCCAATTTTGCATTTCAGCTGGCCCGGCACTCCGTTTTTATCTAACAACCTAAGTGTTTTATATGTTGCATCTTCTGATGGGGTGATTGCGTCAATCCCAATTGTCCAGTTTTTTCCAACCGCTATTGATTGATCGAATCCACGCCCTTCCTCTTGATATGAAACCATTGCCTCTGTCTCTGTATCGCTGTCGAGCCCTGCATTTGTTATCCCTCTTGCTTGCAGTACCGTTTCAGTCGTAACGGTTGAACCGTCGTAAACAATATTTGTCCCAGGGTTGCCCGCCATGATCTGCTCAGGCGTAGCACCCTCTTCAATCTTTATTGTGCTTGCAATGATTGCGGTGGGGTCAATAAACCCGCCAGGCTCTATTCCCCCTGTAACGGTTGCAAAGTCAATACTTTCTGCACTGACTGGGACAATATAAAATTCAAAGCCAAACGCTGCAGCGTACTGGGAGCAACCGGCCATGTACTACAGCTAGACAAGGTGCCCCAGTTTTCCGTCAGCCCGCTTCTGGCGATTCGTCTTCATCTCCTGGATCTTCGTATTCTGTGTCATCCGAAGCTTCATTCGGATCCTTAAACACAGCAACGCCGACAGCTTTTTTGTTGTTGACGCCTAGCAGCTGTTGATCAAGGATCAAATCAAAATGAACCTGATCGATTTCCCCGTCATCTTTTCTAGGGATGTTTACAGTTCTTTTGTAGATATATCCTTGATCGTCTGTGTAAGTGACCTCAACATTCGTTGCATCACTTTCGTATTCAGCAACTTCAAATTGAGTTACTGTGTGCCAGTCCACAGGATATGGATAGGTAGCTTCGGTTGTAGTCTCGGGAGACGAATCTACAGAATTTGAATCTGGTGTGGCTACAGGATCAGTTTCGGAAGACACTTTACTAGCCTTATTAAACGCCATATTCTACCGATTACGGTTGATCAATATTTGTCTTTCTATATTGATTGACGCCAGCGTTTCCTACTCTGTATGAAGTCACCCCACTAGATGTCCATGCTTGAGCAATATATTCTATAGTGCTAAATTGAAGAGTGCTTGAATAATCACTTTCATTGCTACTTCCATAGAAAGTGACATTAGGTGATGTCGCCGGGTCTAAATCGTATGTATTATAGGTGTATGTTTTTGTATTCCCTGATCCACTAGGGGTTAAGTTCCAGATTTTCCAGTTGCTATATGTAAAATATGTACTACTGGTTGACTGCGTGTGCAGATCAAAAGGGATTTTAATGATCCAGTTCTGGTATTTACCCGCACCCTGTCCAGCCGTGTCGGCTGATTGAGTGACCATCGCTAAATAACGTTGATCAGGTGAGCCTATACCTGTATCAAATTTGGCTATGTTTATTCCACCCCAATACTGTGAAGGTGTATCTGCATCTGAAATATTTTCAAAAGCAATTTGTTTGTCGCAAGCACCCGTGCTTTGATTGATCTTTGTTACTAATCCTCTGCGTGTGTTTGATGAACTGTCAGCTCGATGGCTTACGTTCCAAAGAAAATAAATGGAATCGTTACTTACTGCGGCATGAACCATTCGACGGGTAAGGCTAAATAATGGCATGTCAAAGTTATTAAAAGTGCCTTCCTGTTTCATGTTCCCATTAGTATCTATCTTTAACCATCTTCCAGACTCATAGGAAGTTCTGCCCTCTCCTGCTAACCACAAATATTTAGTTGCGCCTACATAGGCTCCAACCATACAATGAGGCCTAAACCTTGAGCTGTAACCGTACTGCTTAGCCCATTGAAAAGTGCCGCTAGTGCTATATTTTAAAACTGAACCTCTTCTAGTATCTTGCAGACATAAATAAATATAGCCATCATTAAAAACGTGTGCGCCTACAAACATGCGGTCACGATCTACGTGTCTCTTCCAAGCAAGTGCGCCTGTGCTTTTATTAAATGCGCCAATATAAGCTAAGTCAAGCTTTAATCTATAAGCTAAGTCAGTTTGGCTGCCTACACCTCCGACAAGATAAACGTAGTCATCATCTACAACTATATCAGCAACAGACATTGCTGATCCATTACTGTTTGGTTTACCTTTGATAGCCATGCACCATTGCAGAGTGCCAGAATGGTTGTATTTTGCTAGGCAAAGTTGTTCACAACCTTTACCTTTATCCCAGCCTCTACTTTCGCCTCCTACATAAACACCCGAGCTGTCGCTGCAACTCTTGACAAATCTAGTTCCTTGCCCAATGTAAGGGCCTCCTGAGTTTGATCCCCAAGTGTATGGATAAGTTGCCATTTCTAAATGGCGAGCCCAGATAACTCCTGCCCCGTCATGCTTCGCTATGTAGCCTGCGACAGGCGTGGCCATTGTTGCATTCTCAAAAGACCCAGTAACATAAACCGTACCATCATCAGGACCTGGGGAAACACCAAACGCATGGTTATGGCCAGGTGTTTTCCCACTCTCAAAAATTTCATGTTGTGCTACAAAGTAATTTGATTTACCGTGAAAACTACTCATTGATATTCCGCCGCTACGGGGAACGCTGGTAGCTGCACCGTAATAATCACTAAGTCTTATACCGTTAGTTGTTGATCCTCCAAATTCATCTTTAATATTTGCAAAAGAAATCGCACCGCTACTTTGTAGTGTCATTAGTTTTGCCTCGACTTAAGGGTTTGGATTTCATCTTTAAGAGTATTTATTTGTTCTTGTTGTTCTTTAATTGCCTCAATCAAAACTCCAACAATGTTTCCATAAGAAACAGTTTTTAGATCAGTCAGCTTATCTGGTGCCTCTGCTGTTCTCGTGTCCTGTGTTTCCACAACCTCAGGCAAAATTGGTTCTATTTCTTGTGCAATAACTCCGACACTCGCTTTGCCTGTATCTTTACGATCAAAATAAACACCACGCATCGAGGTGACTTTATCTAATGCATTGTCAATAGTTCGGACATTCTTTTTGATGCGAATATCAGAATAGGCAGTAACATTTCCAGTAGCAGTAACGTTACCACTAGAATCACACTTTAACGACCAACTGCCGCCGTTATTTAAAAGTCCAATATGATTATTATTGTCAGCATAAAGATACCCTCTAAGACTGCTATTGTTGCCGACTATTTGAATTCCGTTGGCATTGTTGTTGTTTCGAATACGAAGATACTGACTACTTAGATATACGTGATATGAGTAATTATTAGGCCAATACAATCCATGGGTACTGTTAAAACTTAACCAGTTATTCGCATTCCAATAGGATCCAGTTTTTCCCATTAAGTCGCTGCCTTGGATTCCATCAACTGTGTCGGCGTCTAATCCTGATCCGGCACCGTCATTTTGGTCATTCCACATTTTGGCCCAACTTGTAAAGCTCGAACCCCATCGACCTCTTAGATAACAAAGTGCAGGGTTTCCTGCGCCAACTGTAAATTGATGCCCGTAAGCACTGCTGCTGCCGTTTGTATAGTGCAGAGATTGATGGCCAATCCAATGGCTTGTGCCTGACGGTTGATTGCCAGGGTTGGACCATGTATCAAAATGTCCAGAACCATAGTGAAATAGTGTATTGAAATCAACAGTACCCCAGCCCATCGTCCCAACCCAATAGTTGGAATCAGTGGTGTGTTGTCTACGAGATGTTGTGTATTTGAAAGTATTGCCCAGAAACATCTGAGTGTATGCTCTATCGTAATAACGGATATATCCATCATGAGATCCATAAAATCTATCTGGAGTGGTTGAAGTATTATTACCCGAGCTTGTATTGATCCAACCCGCCATTATGTATCCAGAACCGTTAGTTCTTACAATTTTATTGGCTTCGTTGTTTGTGCTTGAGTGAACATGAAGACCGTCTGTTGTATCAGCATCTAGTCCTGATCCTGCGCCGTCGTTGCCGTCGTGCCATGCTTGGCTGCCTGAAATGTAGAGGTTATTATAAACTCTTACATTGTTATCACCATCGCCAACTGAAAAAATTGCTGATGCTGAATTGGCCCCAGGTGAGTCATTGTAAAATCTAGTGCCGTTATAATTTCTGTGACCACCAATTTTGATTCCCGTGTGCCATGCAATTACTAGGTCAGGAAATGGGCTTGACCATGAGCCACTTTCTTGATAGATAGCATAACTATGTGGGCCTTGGCCAGAGTTGCCGCCTACTCCAGAAAATGAGATGTTCCCAAATGTGACGCCAGCACTTGTTCCCAAATGTTGACCATCACAAGTATCAGCGTCTAACCCTGAGCCCGACCCGTCATTTCCGGCATGCCAAACTGTGTTGCTACCACCAACGTAAACAGTTCCAGACGAATTGTAATTTAGGTGCAGGCTGTTGTTTGATCGGGCAGAAATTGAGTTGTAAGCGGCTCCATATCCAACTTCAAGATTGCCTAGTATTGCTCCACTGCTTCCGTTGGTTGACGCATTATTGATAGATCCACTTATGGACAAAGTGCCAGTATAAGTGTCGTTAGCATTAGATCTTAAGAAATCTCCACTACCTAATCCATCAAGCGCATCAGCATCTAGTCCAGAGCCTGATCCGTCGTTTCCTGAATGCCAGACGGTGCTGCCGCCCCATAGCAGACTTCCCGATGTGTTTGTTAGTTCTACACCATTCGATTCAGTTGCTGACCCTGTGCCTCCCTGATGAATAAATATGGAGCAAGTTCTCATAAAACCGTCTACCTGAACGGTCGCGCTAGAACCGGAGTTTATTACTCCGCCAAATCGTGTCTTTACGCCTGAGCCTGTTACGTCGTCGGCATCTGATCTCAGGAAACTTGATGCGTGCAAGTTGTCTACTGTGTCAGCATTACCAGAACCTGATGGGACATTATTTAGATTATTGTAATCGAGATAATATGATCCATTTTGGCCATCTAAAAGATCTGCATCTAATCCGCTTCCAGAGCCATCATTACCTGAATCCCAGATTGTGTAATAACTATTGCTCCGCATGAGACTTCCGCTAGCGGGAACTCTCAATTGCCAGCTTCCAGAATTATTTAAAAATCCAATCTCGTTGCTATTGTTTGCATAAACAAAACCTCTAGCGGTGCCGCTATCTGTATCAAATCTAATGGCGCAAGTAGTGCCGCTAGTCCTAAATCGCATGTTAGATGCGTCTAGTGGGTAGATATGCCATCCAGTCGCTCCCCCTCCACTCCAGTACAATCCTTTGCCACTAGATGTGCCAAAATCAATCCAATTATTAGCCTGATAATAAGCACTACCGTTTTTGCCTAAATAGTTAGTGCTGTCATATCCATCAATGGTGTCAGCATCTAGCCCTGATCCTGCACCATCGTTTCCTGCATGCCATGCAGTGTTTCCGTCAATCTTGACACTATTAGCATGCACAGTACCCCATCGAAGTGCATTGGCTCCGAGATTCTTTGTTCCATTGCTAGCAGGAACAAACGCACTAGCATTAAACTCTGAATGAGTTGATCCGTTTGTAGTAAGGATCTCTAGCGTATCTGCTATTGAATTATAATCAAATCCACCATTAGATGAACCACCAAGGAATAGCCTATTTACAGTTAAATTTCCACTAAGAGTATCGCTTTGATCTGATCTTAAAAAGCTCGATGCCTGAATATTGTCTAGAGTATCTGCGTCTAGCCCTGACCCAGCACCCGTTGCAAGCTTAGAGTGAGGTAATACAAATGTGGAATGCAGATTTGCAGGTGTGATTACATTTGTGTCTATACCTGAGCCGCTAACCTTGCTTAATCCCATCTGATTTAGGGCTAAAAATCTTTGCTAGTCTGCCTACACTCGATCTGCTGACTGAGCAATTGAGGCCTGATAAGCTTCAATTACTTCAGGCGTCCACAATGCATTAGCAACCGCTTGAACCTGTTGGCAGTCTTCGCTTACATCTTCGCCAGGTACGCGAACGTGGCGGTGGTATGTCCGGCCCACTTCTTTGCCGTCCTTTTCAACAATATCTGCGCGTCTGCATTGAATAAGGCTAAAAGGTGGGATGATCTCGATTTTGTGTTCTTGACGTTCTGTAAAAGCCATTAGGATTTACCTCCAGTAAAAACAGATTTAGGTTTAGTTTTAAGCCGGTTGCGGGCTTGCTTCAATTAAGAAGATGTTTCATAAACAGCAGTAAGAAAAAGCATGCTTGTATTGCTTGGATCATCAACGTCAGTGCTAGAGTGTCCTCGGCGGTGTAAGAAAATATTTATCCAGGGATGGGCATTGTCTTGATATACGGCGTAACTAGGAATGTGTCCCGCTGTATTTGAATAGTCCCAGTTGTAAAGATCGATAAATCCATTTGAACGTGCATAATTAGAACTATCTACAGGGGTAAATGGTAAACCCTTAATCATAATATCTCCGGTGCCACTGCCTCTACTAAAGCTACTTAATCTAATGTCAATGGTGACATAACATGTTTTCCCGATTTTTACATATCGCCCTACCTGATTTGTGTATCCAATTGATAATGAGCCGTGAGTTCCTGTTACGTCAAGATATGGAGTAAACGTGCCCTCTTCATAGTCATTTAGCCCGTTTGATTGTGCAGTATCACCGTTAAATGTAAGTCCACCGCCTGAAAGGATTCGCATTACCTCTGTTGAGGCTACTGATGTGGAATTGCCAGTAGTGCTAAAACGAATATCATTAGTGCCGCTTCCGCCACCCATTAAAATGCAACCACCGGGATAAGTAGAACCCCCTTGGATTAGAAGATTGCCACTAGATGAATCACTCTCGATGCTTGAACCACTTAAAAGGTTCATGTCACCCTGAACGGTTAGCGTCCGAGTTGGGGTGTTTGTGCCTATACCCAAGCGGCCGGAGGCGTCTAGCCTCATCGCCTCGCTGCCGTTCATCCTGAATAACATACTGGCGCCGCCAGTTGCATTAAAACCAGGGCTGCTGTTGGTAGATAGTTGACCAATCTCAATAGCATATTCTTGACCACCGCTGGCAAAGCCACCAAATTTTGCAGCCGCAGAACCGTCATTGCGGCCATTTACTAGCCCGCTAATGTTTGTAACTGAGCCTGACTCTGAAATATTGTTTACATAGAAATTAGATGTAGTTACTGACGTACCAAAGAAATCTGAACCTGATGCAGGGGCTGCTAAAAAGACAATATCTGTGCCGCTTGCAGTGTTATTAGTAATATAATAACCATTAGTGCCTGATGAACTAGAATTAGATTCTTGAACTACACCATCAACGCTAATCAGTAGTTGATAAGCTGACGCAATATCTGTAATAATTGCGCCATTCTCATCACGTAATTGAAAGCGAGTTTCTGACCCATCGAAACTGTCAGCGTTTCCAGTGTTTGCCTTGTCATATAGCAAAACTTTGCGCGGTGTTGATGACGTAACATCGCCCCCAACCTCTATAATCGATGCGCTGCCATTGTCTTTTTTTAGAAATAACTTCCCATCATAAGTATTAATCGCCAGCTCACCTAACGCAAGCTGCGACGTTGTAGGCGTTGCTCCACTTGTCGCTGAGCGCCTGATTTTGATTGTGTTTGCCATTTGACTTCCCTATTTTTGTGCTATGTAGCAGGGTTATGGCCCCTATTTAGAGGCCGTTATTGGTTCAGAATGAACCACCATCGATTTCTGCGTTAGGACTCAGATAATCGGTTTCATCCACTGCAGCAGTGAATGCACTCGTGCCGTTGCCTTTAAGAATGCCGGTAAGCGTTGTTGCTCCGCTGCCACCATTACCAACCGCCAGCGTGCCTAAAATGCTTGTGTGGTCGAGGTTTACTCGAAGTTTCCCGCTGGAAAAACTCAGGCCGCCACTGGCTTTTACGTCAACGCTTAGCTCATTGCCAGATTTTTCAATACCGTTGCCTGCATCAATCTGCCCAGCGCCTGAGAATTGCTCAAATGCAATTAGGTCCGTGCCAATGACTGGTGAGCCGTCTGAAACAACTACATAGCCATTATCTGCGTTGTTTCCCTCTTCTACAAATACAAATGAGCCGCCTGTAAGCTCTCCGGTTGTATTTGCGTCGTCTGTTCTAGTCAGGGCAGAGCTTGACCCATTGAACACATACAGCCCATTTTCAGAGGATGTGCTTTGGTTTTTCAGCAGTACCCTGTCACCGCTTGAGAGAGTCACCCCGCCGATGGCTGCAGGGGCAGAACTAACACTTAAATTGGAGTCTGATGCCGTTCTACAAGATTTTTTGACCTCTAATCCTTGCGCGACAGAATCAACGTAGCCCTTGTTTGCAGCACTGCTAGACGACGTTGGATCAGCGACGTTTGTCAGCTCTTGGCTGTTCATTGACACCGCCGCTGTCGGCGCTGCCATCTGGTCTAAACGGTTTGCTTGAACTCCCGTATCAAAATCATTTACCTGTGTGTGCGTTATGTCAATGCTTGTAACGCCAGCCGCCGTTAGCCGTCCCTGACTGTCAACTGTAAATGTTGATACTGCACTTGCCGAACCGTAGGCTGCTGCTGTAACTGCCGTGTTATCTAGGCCAATTTCTAGAGTGTTCGATGCATTATCGAAGCTCGATGTTAGTGCTGTCCCTCCTGCAATATCAAGTGTTTCAGTCTTAAGGTCAACCGTTCCAGTACCGCTGTCACCAGCGACGGAGATTGTTTGACTTAAAGCGTTGATTTCTCCATCAACAAATGCTGTTGTTGCAACATTTGTTGTGCTGTCGCCTGCTGATCGAGTTGGAGCAATAACAGCGCCACTAAATGTTTTGTCGCCAGTGACTGTTTGTGCAGTGCTAAGGGTTAAGAATGCACCCTCGCCACCAATACTGATGATGCTGGTACTGTCTCCGCTTCCGTCATCGCCAAAGCCGTAATACAGAACTTTGTCCGCCTCATTAAATGCCGGCTCAGCATTTTTAAGTGCAGTCGGAGCACCTGTTGCCCCCGATGATGCACGACGCTTTAATCGAATTTCGTTTGCCATTGGGGCAGAACATGGCTAGGGCTGCATGTAGCTTTCCAGTGGCCTAGTCAAAAATTTCCACCATTAACAAGCTCGGTTGTTGTTGTGTCAGTATGTGTTACCCATTGACTATTTGTTGCATCCCATACAAGGACTGATCCATCAGCAATGACACTTGTATCAACATTATTTGCATCTTCCAAATCAACCATGCCTGCCTGAATTAGGCTTGTTCCATTCCACACATAAAGCTTATTTTCATCCGTTGCATATACAAACTCCCATTGCTCCAATCTGTTTGTATTGGCAAGCAATGCGGCTTTAGTACCACGCGCTGGCTTGATTGGGTTTCTGTATAAAGTGTGAGCCATTCGCGATTAATCGTCCTCTTCCAGCGTTCCGCCATCAGCAGGTGGTGTCGTGAAATTGTTTGGCTCTTCTAATGTATAGGTTAATTGTGATTGCAGCTCTGTAATTTCCCCGCCATCTGCAATTGCATTCCAATCGCTTGGATTCAGAACAACGTCTCTGCCATCGTATTCAGCAAACGCAAATGCTAGCGGCATGTGATCAATACACAATTCTCCCGCAGTATTGACACTTAATAACTTGCCCCCTAAATAAATCCCTCGAATATTTTTTTCTCCTGACCCTAAATCCTGTGTCATATCTGACAGTGGAATTAGGTCTGCTGTCTCAGTTTCCTCCCAGTAAGTCAGCGAACCTCCACCGCCACCGCCGCCTGAGCCAGGCGCATGGATGTTCAAAGTCTTAACAGTGCCAACCGTTGAGGTTGTGAGCGTCACGCTTCCACTTGACGTGATGTTTATTAAATCCTCGCCCTCTGCCACAAGGTCATCCTGGCCAGGGATCCGCCACGTCTTAAACGTTGAGTTCAAGGCAATTAAAGCCTCTGTGCCGCTGTCGCCCTGAACGACGCTAAACCCGCTAGAGGTGCTGAACCTGATCGCAGATACCTCCGTAACGGTGTCCACGTCGCCTTGTGGGCCGTATGTGCCCACTGTGAGCGGTATCCCCCCTCCGCCGCTACCTCCTGCGCTTCCGCCTCCAATAGACGTGAGCGCCGTTTTTGCTGATTTAGGTGTCCACTGCTGATCTATCTGATCCCAAGTAAGAACCTGGCCAGGCTCCGGTGGTAAATCCGAAACATCCTGCAAGTCTCCAAGGTTTGCCTCAGTAGCAATAAGGTCTTTCCCTGATGGGCCTTGCTCACCTCGATCACCCTTGGCCCCCTGGCCACCCCTGCGGCCCTTAGCTGCAGGCATCAGGCGGATTAGCTCCAGCTCTTCCCTAAGTGCCTCGATTTGCTGCTGCAGGTCGCTAACGGTTGTCTCTGTAGCC